AGATCAATCCCCAACGAATAGGAATATTGCTGAAAGTTGTGGTTAAGAGTCGATGTAACACTCCTAAATCTTTTACCCCGTGGCACTCATCCACAATCACAGCCACTTGCTGGTCCAGGAACACTGCCAGCTGATCGTCATCTAGGGCGTCTTTGTTTTTCTTGTCTAGAACATTGAGACTTTGCCATGTGCAAATAGTATGTTGCCGATCAAACTCCTTGCGATCACCAAATATTACACCAACATTCAAACCCACGTTTTGATAATCTTCCAGTGTTTGTTCCACAAGATTTTTGTTGGGAACAATCACAATAGTCCTACCAATGTGTTCCACACGTCGACTCAGTGTGGCAGTGACAATGGTTTTTCCCGAGCTAGTGGGCGCAATAATCAATCCCTGGGGATTGGCAAGACATTCGTTTACCAACTGAACTTGATAATCACGTAGCACAATGGGCTCACCTTGAGCTCGATGCCCGGGTGGCCACATGCGATCACTTAGATAGGTATCATCAATAGCCGTGAGATCAAGATTATGTTTGTGACGGTCATCCACAATCTCAACATCATACCCTGCATCAACCAAAATAGGCAGCAGTTTATCCAAGGCATTGAGATAGGTTTTACCGCCCAGTGTGCAAAAACTTGCACAACCATCCCATCGTCCTAATTTGAAGGCAGGACTGTATCTAGCGTGTGGCAGAAAATATTTCACAGAGTTAACAAGCTTGCGCCGATCTGTCAGCTCAACTTCCTGAATATGGACGTTGACTTCGTCCATGATATTAATGACTACAGTGTTCATGTTTTTCTCATGCAGTTTTTCTCGGCAAACTTCTGCCATCGCCCGGGCATGGCAGCACGCAAGTCGGCAATTTTGGTTACTGTGCGCAGGCTAAGCTCATGCAACCTATGTACGTTGTCTTTTACAAAATCCAAAATTTCCTTTTGCTCATCGTGAGAAAAGTCATAACTGCCCAAGAGGTTGTGCTTGTTGACTACATTGGTGATATGCAAAAGTTTTTCACGTGTGGTGTTGATGCCCAAATCCATGTAATGGCACCGACTCATGATTGCAGCAAGATGATTTTGAATCCTGGGGCTGCGAACTTGATCAAACTTGATATTGGTAATAAAAACAATACCACCGCGATATTCAAAACTGTTGGGAATGTCTTGTTTGACAAGATTTCTGTTTTGGCTGCCCCAGTGAATCATGCGTGTTTTACGACTATCAAGAGCAGCTTTGAGAACGTTCAAGCTGTCATCATCGTATAGCACACTGTCACAGTCGTCAAACACCAGCACTTGGCCTTCACCGCGATATTCCCAAAGTTTTTCATAAAGGCAAATACCCGACATGTCGCCGTGAATGCATTCAAACAAGCTGCGATTTTGCATGGCTTGTTTGATTGCCAGTGCCCGATGCAAGCGATTTTCCACAGTGTGACTTTTGCCAATACCACTGGGACCGCTGACTACAAGGCCTTTAACAATGTTGCTGGCAACAGCATCCGTCATTTCACCAAGGATTTCAAAAGTTTCATCAATGTCTTGTTGAATCTCTTGATCTGTTAGTTGGAGAATATTGGGATCTGTGTCTGCTGCAACAACCACCGGAGCACTCACGGGCTGATAATCATCAGCATGGTCGATGTAAAGACGGTTTTTTCCACGACGTAGACCGTCGCTGCCGTTGCCCCAGACAACTAGAAACTTGCCGTTGTGATCGCGTTTGATGCCACCTTGCGTTTCCACTGTGACGTTTTGCACACAACTGCCGTTGCCCAGTCTACCTTGTTTAACAAGCACGTAGCTCTTCATTGTCAACCTTGTTTGCAATTTGACCTTCACTATAACATATGTTTAGGGGTTGTCAAACAAAATTAAAGTTTGACGTCTTCGATTCCAATACTGCGCAGCTTGACAATATTGTTGATTTGCCAGCTTTTGGCTTCAAATCCCTTCATGAGGCCAAGATACTTGTTGCGAATTAAAGCAACTTCACAGATTAATGTATTCATATCCACAAGACTGGATTCGCCATCTAGATATTTTTCAATACTGCGATCACTTAAATCACGATTATAGCGTTCAAGATATTTCCTATACAAGTCACTGCGCATTTTATCATATCGTATATTGATATATTTCAAAATGCTTTCCAAGTCTTGTAGTTGGGTAAATCTATAAGTTACATGCCCACTTAAATCTTGGGCTGCTTTTTCCAAACTTCCCGAAATACGAGTTTCTTTTTGTGCTTGTTCAAATTCTTGGCTGTAATACTCCACAGCCAGAGCCACTGAGGCTAAATCTGCAACTACTTGGGTGTAGTACACAGACTTTTACTCTTCCCACTCTTCTTCTGACTCTTCTTGATCTAATTCAAGAACTCCGGCAATAGCCTCATCTAGAGCTTGATCTTCACCGAGAATATCTTCAAACCAAGCTTCATCTGCCCCGGCATCAACAAATGCAGTGACAAGATCTTCCACAGCTTGGGCTTTTTTATTGGCTGGAACAAACTCTTGAAGCAGGTCCCAAATTTCTAAAACTACACTAGCTTGCATGTTTATTTTGCTCCTCTTAGCTTGCAATATATTGTGTTAGTTATTGCTATGTCAACAGTGCCTGGCTGTTGACATAGCCAAACAGTTTATTCTTGCTCAACTTCCGGGAGTGCTAGAGATTTAGCTGGATCTATTTTGCGATAAAATTCATCCATAACTCGATCCAAACAATCGTCTTCGTTACGATTCCATGCTTTTTCAAACTTCTTGATTTGAGTTCCGTCAACGCATGTGTAGTTCCATTTGTTGCCTTCTTTCACAAGAAGTCCTTTTTGCACAAATAGGTCACATAGACCGCTGTAGGGATCCATGCCACGATCATAAGGGATTTTTATTTCCACTTGCTCGAATGGCTTGTTGTATCGCGTTTTCATTATTTTGCATTGTGCGCGAATGCCTTTTACATCGGTAGTTTTGTTGCCGTCCTCATCTTCCTTGAGCTTGAGCTTGCGCATGGCTAGCACAATGCTGCTGGCATATATAGGCCCTTGACCACCCGAGATCACATCGTCAGGGTTAAACATGTCTTGGCTGGCATAACTGTGGTTGGTGCAAACCATGCCAATGTCATACTCGCCAAACATGTTCACACAGTTGCGCACCAGTGCTGCCAGTGCCTTGGGCTTGCGACCCATGTCGCCCTTGAGATCACCAGCTTCAAACTGATTAACATCTGTTGGTGTAAGCATCATGCCCAAGCTGTCAATCACAAACAACACGCGAGGCCGTTCTTCTTCAGTAACTGCGCCGTATTGTGTCTTGTAGTCTTTCATAAAATCACTTATCAACCTGGCAACGTCATCAATCATGGCAACGTTTACCTTTAAAAGTGAATGTTCACTAGTGTCAACGTCCAATGCTTTAAGCCAGGATTCATCAAGTGCGTTTTCAGTATCAATCAACACCACAAACACGTCTTTTTTCTGTGCGTTGGATGTGATGTTGCCTGATGCCAAAAAGCTTTTTCCTGAACCACTTTGGCCACCTAGCATGGTAACTTTACCCAGCGGAATTCCACCTTCACGGAATCTACCGCTAATTGCATAGTTTAATGCATAGTTTCCTGTGGAGATCCACACTTTGGGATCACGAAATCCCAAACTAATACCATCAATATTTTTTGTAATATCTCGGCGAAGTTTAGATAGATCCATTGGTTTCATGTCATATCATCCTTGATAGGTAGAGCAAGACTGATATTAACTATCAGTCTTGCTCAGTTTCCGCTATTGCTTATTTGTTTTGTTGGCGAGCTCTAATAGCAGCCAAGATGTCCTCGGGGCTAGTAGACTTGCCAGCTGGGCGTGGTGTGCTTTCCACAGTTTCTTCCCAGGGTGGGGTTGCAGTTTCCTGCTGTGGTTTGCTTGCTGCTGGCGTTGGCTGAGGAACATTGCGAACTTGAACTGGTTTTGTAGTAGAAGCGCCGTCCTGATCATTGTCAGTAACACGCATGCCAGTTGGTTTGAAATAGTTACCCCAGCGCTCGGGATCATATGGTTGTTCTTCAACACTGGCTTGGAACATTTCCATAATCACTCGCAGTCCGTCTTCATCAGGACGCTTGGGCAAGAAGCTGGAAAGATTATACAATCCATGCTGTTCAATAGCCAGGCGTTCTACATCACCAAGTGGACGTTCTTTCATAGCCCATGAGCTGCTTGCATAGTTTGCAAAACTACCTTTTGTGGTCTTTGTGAGATAAAAATCTCTACCATGCTCGTAGTCAGTTGGTGAGTATTCAAGATCTGGACGCAGCAAAATCCCCTTGATCATGTCAAAAATGCTGGGATTAATTACCAACCTACGAATGGGATTTTCTGGTGTGGAATCTTCCTTGTTGGGGTTGTTGGGGACAAAACCTTGAAACAGATAGCTCTTTTTGCGATAATATTTGCGAGCCATGTCAACAAGACTTTCGTCTTTCCACCAAGGACGGATCTCTGCGTTAATAGGGCAGCTACCGGGCTTCCACATATCCACGCTGGGAACTTGAACATCACAAGGCTTGCTATCAGCTTGCCCTTTAACTCCACGGAACGGCAGCTTGATAATCAGTCGCTCAACCCAAAAGTAGTCGTTGTTGACATCACCATCGGGAAGATAACGAATTGTTGCTGTGGACCCCTCGGGGTTGTTCCAAAAGGGATAAATCGCATTGTCACCTTGAAATTGACCTGTGCGAACTCGATCCTTTTTTGATTGTTCTTCAAGTAGACGTGCTTGAATTTCTTTTAAACTAAGTGCCATTTGTGTGCCTTTCTGTGCCTATAATGTGTTTAGATCAAGACAAAATTTGTTTCTTTGTCTTGAACAACATTACTTATGCTGACACATGAAAGTCAATGCTTTTGACCTTATTAATTTTTCACAACCCAGCTAGCTTCTTGACACGGCTGACATCAGGATTGGTGTTCATCCCCACTAGTTTTTTCAAGTGATCTTGAGTTTCACTGGGGTTGATTTCCCATTGCTCACGCCACCAGTCGTTGCTGGACACCAAAAACTTCAAAGTAGCTGAAACAGCTTGCTCATTGGAGCCTAGGTCCAGTTGATAATCTTGCCAAGCCTCTTGTGCTTGACTTTCTGCTTGACCAATCTGATCTTCCTGAATAACCACTTCAGTATCACTTAACCAATCTTGAAACTCTTCAAGTTCAGGTTTGGGTATGGATTTTTCCATACCCAACCATTGCTCTAATACTTCTTGATGATCGGGACAATGCTGCTCGATTC